GAATCAAAGGGGGCAAAACGTAACCGGACCTGAAAACGAACAAATTAGGCTTGCACTAGCTAGATTTGTGGATGAATCTATTGTAAGACCAAATGCAGCAGAGAGACCCGTGTGGGCTTCAGATCCGAGGTTTGCTTTAGTGTGGCAGCTTAAGTCTTTTTTCTATGCCTATGGTAAAAATATTGTTGGTGGTTCAATGAGAGAGTCTAAAAATAGGTTTAATGAAGAAGGATTTACTTCCGCTTCAATTCCTCTTCTCTTAGGTGCAGCAACCCTTTTACCTTTAACTATGTTAGGATTAGATATAAGAGAAAGGTTTAAAATTGGGCTAGACTGGTTGCTTCCATTTACTGGTCCAAACGCAGATTCTGGTTTCTTTGAGTCTTCTGGTAAAAATTATAGAAGGTCTGTAGGTATGGATTGGGGTGAATACTCTTTTGAAATACTAGATAGAAGCGGAATATTTGGGCCTTATGCTTTGGCTATGCCATTATTTATGGAAAGCAAACGCTATGGAGACCCTTTCTGGGTAGGACCGCTAGGGCCTACTTTAGAAAGAGGTTATGATTTTATAGAAGGGGATTTAGACGTTAAAGATGTTCTCCCTGGTTATAGTATTGGGTTATAATTAAAAGACTATGGCATATTCAGATACAATTAAATTAGTAGTAGGTGATACACTTCCAGAGTTGGTTTTTACTTTAAAAGACAGCAACACAGCAGCTGCAGGTAAAACCCTTGATGAAGAAGATAGTACAACATGGGCACCCATTGATTTAAGTGGCGCAACTGTAAAACTACGTATCCGTGAAGTAGGGAACACAACAGTTCTTTCTACAATTACTGCTACAATAACAGACGCCTCTAATGGTGTTTGTGCGTTAACATTCCCTGTAGGAACCTGGACAACTGCGGGTACATTTGAAGGCGAGATTGAACACACGACTTCCGGGTCTGGTATTCAAACAGTGCAAGATTTCATTAAGTTTAAAGTACGTGATGACTTCGATTAATGGCCTTCAAATTTACAGTTGACTATAGTAATTTAAGAGTCATTATTGATACGGATTCGGTTCAACCCGTCTCCGTTTTTCAAAATTTAAAATCTCTTGTTACATTTACAAATTTACAAAGTTCATTACAGTACGTAAATTTATCAGCCGTAAATGTATTTTTAGACGCTGACAGTAAAAACCTTTACTTCCTTCCTGGGCATCCTAATGCAGAAAGCTTTAGTTTAACCGACCTACCAGTACTTACATTTAGTACAACAAAAGAAGAAACTGTTTCTATAGCAGAAGAACTAGCTTTAGCGTTTGCTACCAGTCAGTCTGATACAGTCGGTATTGCCGAGTCTCTTAGTAAAGTAGTAGATTTTGTTAGAGCCTTTAGTGAAACCCCAACTCTTGTAGACGCCCCTGCTATTGCTTTTAGTACTGCATTTGATGATAGTAGTACATTAAGTGAATCAGCTGCATTAGGTATAGAACCAGTAAAAAGTGAAAACTTGTCATTTTCAGACTCAGAGGTTCTAAGTGTTGATCCATCAAAAAGTGACACCGTGTCAGTTTCTGATGCTCCTGTTTTAGATGTAGACCTACCACAATCTGATACTACAACCATAGATGAATCAAATGTCTTAAGTGTAGATAAATCAGTTGCAGAAGAAACTGTAACAATTTCTGAGGTCTTTAGTCGTGTTGCAACCTTTACCAGGACTTTTTCAGACAGCTATGCATTAGATGATACTGCAAGCCCTTCTGATGAGTTACGCACAGATGTAAACATAAATAAAGGGAATATTATAGGTATTGGAGACAGTGCTCCTGTGTTTACATTCTCTACTAGTTTTGCTGATACTTCTACAATTACAGACAGCCCTAGCATAGAATTTATTACAACTTTTGCTGATGGGATAACTTTGACAGAAGTTTTAACTTCCGGGACTGGAAACAGCTTTACAGATGGTGCTTCTATTTCAGAAACTTTAGCACATAGTTTTGGTAAATCTTTATCAGATAGTGCTACAATAACAGAATCGATAAATGTGGTCTTGGTCTCTGGATCAAGTAGTGTACTTAACACTTCTGCATTTAACACTAGTGTATTAAATTAAAATTGGAGAAATTATGTTAAATGACGGTTTAAAACTTACAGGTAAGTTAAAAATTGCTCTTAACGGAGAAACTGTCCAAGAAGTCAATAACCTTGTGGTTACTGATGGAAAGGAATATGTTGCCTCTCGAATGAAAGACGCTACCGCAACTGCTATGTCTCACATGGCCATTGGTAGTGGTTCTACTGCAGCTGCAGCTGGCGATTCCTCTTTGGGAACTGAGCTAGGTCGTGTTGCGTTAGACAGTACTACTGTATCAGGTGCTGTTGTAACTTACGTAGCTACGTTTCCTGCAGGAACTGGTACAGGTGCCGTAACTGAAGCTGGTATTTTAAATGCCTCTTCTGCCGGTGACTTACTTTGTAGAACTGTTTTTTCAGTAGTTAATAAGGGTGCGTCTGACTCAATGACAATTACTTGGACTGTAACAGTTAGTTAATTTTTAAGGAGTTAGCTAATGGCTGTTAAGTTCACCAACAACGCAGCGACAACTCTTGCCGCAGGAATCAATAGCAGCGTTACAAGCATATCTGTAACCGATGGTTCTGTATTCCCGGCTCTTACTGGCAGTGATCATTTCTATGTTACTTTTGATGACACCACCAACAGGGAGATCGTTAAGGTAACTGCGAGAAGTGGTAACACACTAACTGTAGTTAGAGGGCAAGACAACACAACTGCACAAGCTTTTAATTCTGGCGATAAGGCAGAGTTAAGGGTAGTTGCGGCTTTATTAGAGGACATAACCACAGAAGTTACCTCTACACTAAGCGTTGATACTTTTACGGGGGACGGAACCACAACAGCGTTTACCCTAAGCCAAGCACCATCAAGTGAAGACAACCTTATTGTATTTATAGAAGGTGCCTATCAAAACCCGGGAGACTTTGTTCTTTCAGGAACAACTCTTACCTTAGATGAAGCACCGGTCGTTGATCGAAACATTATTGTTTACCACGTTAAGGGTGCTGTTTCCGGTAACAACTTAAATCAAGATAGTTTTACCGCAGATGGAAACACGGCAGCTTTTACATTAAGCATTGCTCCCATTCATGAAAACAACACTCAGGTATTTATTGACGGTGTTTATCAACAAAAAAATAGTTATTCAGTTTCAGGAACAACCCTAACATTAGACGCAAATCCTTCTAACGGTGCGACCGTAGAAGTCATGACCTTTACTCAAACAGAAGTAAACACTTTACCAGCATCCTTCGTTTCAGGCTTAACGGAAGTTACAGCCGTAGGTGCGGATCACTTTATGATCTTCGATGCTACAGATAGTGCGTTAAAAAAATCTTTGGTATCTGATGTTTTAGAATCTGCTACCTCGATTAGCACAAGTGCAGACGCTACCGCAATCACCATTGACAGTTCAGAGAACGTAACTTTTACCAATAACGTAACCATCAACTCGGGGCAATTGACCGCAGGCGGTCTTGCTTACCCAACCTCAGATGGCACAAACGGACAGGTCTTAACAACCGATGGTGCTGGTACTTCATCATTCTCAACGATTTCAGGTTATACAGATTCAGATGTAGAAACTTATTTAAATACTTCAGAGATTTATACTGATGCTACAAATAATAGATTAGGTATTGGTGCTGCTAGTCCTACAGAAAAACTATCAGTTTTGGGTGGTCATATATCAGTAGGAGATAGCACAGGCGTAGCTGGAACAGAGTTTTTATTAGAAGGCTATAGGGAACTTTATCTAGGTGCTAAATACGGAAATACAAGCATAAGGACAACTTATGATATAGGTTCAAACGCATCTGATATGTTGTTCTACACAGCTTCAGGTGGCACAAACACTGAAGAACGCATGAGGATTACCAGTGGTGGTGGCGTAGTTGTTAATGGTACAACAACCAGTGGGACATTCTCAGTTTATGGTGGTGGTGGAATTGAACTTGCACTCAATACAACTAGTACAGTTGCAACTATTCAGTCTTACAGTAGCAAACCATTAGCATTAAATGCACTTGGTAATAATGTTGGAATTGGTACGAATAATCCTAGTGTAAAACTTGATGTTAATGCTGGTGCTGAAAATGTACCTGCTAAGTTTACAAGTACAGATGCAGGTTCATATATTCAATTTATGGATAATAATGCTACAGGTCATTATCTTGGAACTGTTGGTGGTAGCCTTGCAATTCTTAATACAAGTAATGTAGAACGTATGAGGATTACTAGTTCAGGCTATACAAAATATACTACTGTTGGAGCTTTTGTAAATTTGTCAGGAACCTATCACGAAACAATAGGAAGCGATGCAAGTATTGCCTACTACATCTATAACACTAATAGTGGTGGTGATTGTTTATTCCTCAACTGTAATAATGAAAATAGTAGTAATTTCTTTTTAGCTGGGTACAGTGACAATGCAG